GTCATAGCCGGCGAACTCGCACATGCCGATCCATTCGAGGTTCGCGGCATAGCCGAGCTGCGGCGTGCCGTTCGCGAGAAATATCAGGACCAACTTGTGCGTGGCCGAAGGGCATCGCGCATTCCAAACATGCGCCAGTGCGTCAGTGCTCACGCTGCCACCGCCGATCCGCGGACAGTTACGACGGCGCCGGTGATGCTCGGATCACGCGCGATCTCGATGCGCTCGATGTAGCGATCGTCCGGCATGTCGAGGGTCGCCACCAGCAAGTCGGTGATCGCCTTCTCGCGGTTCGAGATGTCGCTCTGGTAGTTCAGCCCGAGGCGAATGCTCAGCTCGACGGGGCGATGCACGGAAGGTGCGCCCATTGCCGCGTATTGAGCGCCCAGGGCCTCGCCAGCGGCCTGCTGCCACACGGCATAGGCCTTCGTCTTGAAGCGGCGCTTCGTCTTCCAGTCGGTCGCAAACATGGCGTTCACGCTGGGGGGCATGGGGAGGTCGAACGTCACTTCGCGAGCCGCCCGAGCATGTGGCATACGGTCGAGTGGTTGCGGCCGAGCGCGTAGGCGATCTGCTGGACGCCATAGCCGAGGCGGTAGAAGATGCGCGCAGCGCGGCGGCGAGCATCGGCTTGCGGGTCAGTCCGGCCATCGCTCAGCAGGTCGCGCAGGCTTACCCCTGTGCGCCGGCAGACATGGCCGAACACGATCAAGGTGGTGTCGGACGCCAACGGCTTGCGGCGCTGGTGGTAGCCTATCGGTCGCGGTTTAGGAGCAGCGCGAGCCGGTAGTTCCACTCGGGCAGCGCTGGCGACGGGACGGGGCGCGGCGGTGATGCGGGCCTTGGCCGGCTCGGGGCGCGCATCTTCGCCGAGTAGCGCCCACGCGGCCCGGATGCGGTCATGGTTCTCTCCTAACAGGTGCTGACCGGTGCAGAGCTGAGCGCGAAGGAGCTTGCGGCAGCCCTCCGCCGCCCGCTGGCGCAGCACGGTTTCGCCGAGCAGCGCATTGCCGAGCACGCGCGCGTCCCTTGCGGTCCACTCTGTGGTGTTTAGACCCGTTGAGGTGTTCATGCGGCGTCACCCGGGCACGTCACCCACTTGCCCAACGCTTCCGCCCAATAGAGCGTGATCTGCCGTTCATCGTCCTGCCGGACTCCGGCAATCCGTGCAGCGAGTTCCTGCGCGGCCTCGATCTGAAGACGCACGCACCCGTCCACGATGGAGCCGCGTCCAGACTGTTTGGCTTGCTGCTGCTCGATATACTGCGCAACGATGCGTTGCGTTCGCTCGATATCGGTCATGCAGCTAACCTCTCGGATTTGAAGCAGTTCACGCACATTGGAGCGAAGAAGTCGGGGGTGGCGAGGTCGCGATCGCGCGGCGGGCGGTCCTCCCATCCCCACGGGTGCCGGTTGGAGATGCGGTGCTGCAAAGCCTGGATTCGATCGGCTGTGGCGGGGCAGACGCGGCGAACGATGCGCAACTCGCCCTTGCCGGCGAACGCCCCGCACAGGCACTCACCCGACATGCCGAGTTCTACGGCCACCGGGTTGCGCGGGATGCTCACGCTCGCGACGTATCGTTCGCGCCACGACTGGCCCGCCCAATAGAGGTGGTTCACCCACATCTGCGCGCCCTTGAAGGTGATCTCGCGCCCGCCGTAGCCGCTGCGCCGATAGCTATCGTCGTGACAGATGCCGGTTAGCAGCATCACCTTGTCCGATCGGGCCGTCTTGCGCTGGCGCACTACAAGCTCAACGCAACGCTCCTTCAGGCGGCGATACATAAGGCCGTGGGAGCCGGGGCCGGGGAAGCCGTGCTCTGCGACGATCTCCTCGTAATCCTGACCGCAGTCCTCCTTGGCGCGCACCTCGGTCAGCTTCCAACCTTCGCGCGCGCAAGTCTCACGCACGAACAGGCGGCTGCGCTCAATGCCGATGCCGGTGTTTATGTGCAGCACCTCGCACCCGGGAACGTTGTTCATCGCCCAATGAGTTGCCGCCAAGCTGCCGTCGCCGCTGGAGAACATGGCGAACTTAGCGACCGGGTTGTGAGCGAGGCCCGCCGCGACGATCTGCTCGATGCTCGGACGCTCGACGGCGAACATCTCGAATTGAATGTCGTCGTCGCGCGAAGGATTGAAGCGCGAAGCGTCGAGACCGCTTGCGGGCTCGGCCCGTAGGGCAAGAGCCTGGTCGGCTTGCCGACGCGCCATGTCGCTCATGACCGCCCCTCCCCCATGAAGCGCAGGCGACGGGTTTCAGCGCCCTTGCGACCGGCTTTGCGGTAGGGTTCGTCGAGCTTGGCGATGTTGGCGGCGCGGTGTGCGTCGAGGCGGCGTGATGCCTCTGCGATCGGATCCACCGGCTGTTCGTTGCGCCTACGCAAGATGCGGGATAGCAGCGGGATCATTCCACCCCTCCACTCGATTTGCGTTGCTGATCGCCTTGAATGCAGGCGGGGGACACCACGGCTAGAAAGTGCGCGGGGTCGGATTGCGTGCCTGTGAAAGCGGTGGCTAACGTAAAGCAGGTCATGCGGGCTCACTCACGCGAACCGGCTTGCAAGCGCGCATCTGCTCGGTGAACTGTTCGTCGGCGCGGGGCAGTTTGCGGAAGCAATGGAATAGCCACCCCTCCCACGGCGCAGGCTCCAGCAAGCCAACGAAGTTGAGAATGGGCATGCGCTCAACGGTGGAGGTGCCGACCGCCCTAATGCGATAGAGGCGCGTCTCATGTATGCCGAACCTGTCGTCGCCCGGCTCCAATGGACCTACGCACACGACCACATCGCCCACCTGAAAGTCGTCGCTCATGCCATCCTCCGCAGGTCTTCAGCTTCGCGCAGCAGGCTCGCCAGCGCCGGCATATGCGGGCGGAGCTTGTCGGCGATGAGCAGCGTCTCGGGATGCACCCGGCGACCGTCGCGCAGCGCGTCGGCGTAGGTCGCCGCCACGTCGCAAAGCCCCGAGAGCGTTGTCATGTCGTTCGCGGCGTCGGCGCGGATGCGAGAGAGCCGGAAACCGTACTCCGCCAGCACCTCGTCAAGCGCGGTTTCGTCCGCGAGAAGCGAGTTGAACAGCGTGTGCGCTTCGGGCAGATTGCTTCCAGTAACGGCGCGGTCGATCGTTTTCGTGTCGTTCAGGCCCATGCGGTCGGCCATCGGACCCTTGCCGATCTTCGGCCACACGCGGCCCCAGGCCGAAGCCAGCAGCCGCTGAAACTTGTCCTTCGACAGCGGCTCGCCCCGACAGACTTGACTAGCAGGCATGGGTATCTCCGAATGCATGGAAAGTCCGCTCAACCCCGTCGTTCAGCTCGCGCGTGCCGAGGACGAGTGCGGCCTGATCGTGAGGCCGTTCTGCGAGGTCGCGGCAAAGGTCGTGCTGACCGGCGCCAAGGCCGTCTACGGGCAGCAGGGCGAGCGAGGGGGCGGTGATCTCTGCGAAGATGGTGAGCGTGTTCATGCCGTCACCGGGGCAGCGGCGTGACTGGCGGGGGCAGTAGTAGTGCCACCCCCGCCAGCGGCAGCGCATGTGCAAATGCCACGCTCGCCGTCGATCGGCTCGGCAGTGGTGCGTGCCACCAAGGCCGATACCAACCGCACGCGGGTTTCCGCGCACAGCAGGTCCCCAACAATTCGCTTGGCGATACTGTTGATGAAGGTCAGGGCGCGGTCGTCGCGCTTCTTGTACCAATCAACAGCATCAAGCACGCTCGGGTGATCGTGCAGGAAGCTCAGAAGCTGCCCTTCAACAATCGGGCGCACCACCGCTTCAAGCGGGTCCACGTCGAGCGGCGCGACGGTTCCGTTCAGCGCCTCGACGATCATCGCGGCTGTCTCGGGATCAGAGGCGTCGCATACGTGCTCGGAAGCGCGCAAAACCTGCTTGCCGGTGTGGACGTAGGGCGCGGTCATGCGGCTGCGCTTTCGGGCTGCGCATGACCGCGGCGATTGCCACAGCTAGGCTTGCGGTCGGGCTCGCAACCCGCGATCCGAAGCAGGCGATAGATGCTCGGGCCGTAGGTGCCGAGCGTCTTGGCGATGTCGCCGATGCGCTCGCCATCTCGATACATGCGAGCAACAACGTCGGCTTTCGCCAGCGTCTTTTGCGCCCTGCCCTTCTTGGCATGGACGGCGGTAACGCCCTCCCTCCGAAGAACATTCAGGACGTTCTGGCGACTGTCGCCTACCGCAACCGCGATTGCAGGAACGGTGTGGCCCTGCCCGGCCAGCGCGAGCACGCGCGCCTTGCTCTTGGCCGCGACGCTCGTCTGCAGAAGGTCGGGACGCCAGCCCAGCGACGGCACGTCGTGGCGACGCAGGATCTGACGGACCCGCTCGCGAGTGATGCCGAAGTCGTCACCAATCTGCTGAAGGGTCGCACCACCGCCATAAGCCGCAATGATGCGCACGGCACGGTCGTCAGCGGGCGCGGGCGGCAGCTTGCCACTGGCGTGCACCTTGGCGACCACCGAAAGCAACTCGGGCGTAGCCTCGAACCACTCGCCGTGCAGCCTCGTGCTGGCGAACTGCCGATGAAGGCGCTGCTCGTCGCGGAAGTCGCCGGGGGCGGACGCCGCGAGGCCGAGGATTTCCGGCGACCAATGCTGGAAGGCGGTGATACGTTCTACCGGCCACTTGGAGCAGCCGATCTTGATCGGGCCGACACCATCTGCACGGCGCATGAAATAAACGAGGCTCATGCCGCCACCCGCGCTGGTGGAGCGAAGAAGTCGGTCGGGATCGCGACGCCATGAATGCTTGCGAGCTGAGCGAACGCGCCTCGGTGCGTGTACGGGATGCCCCGCGTCCGCCAAGCGTAGAGCCCCTGCGGCGTATGACCGAAGTGGGTCCGCACCACGTCCAGACCGATGGACTGGATAAGTGCGTCGTGGCTATGAAGTCGGGTTGGCATAGCCCCGAATATCAACACAGCGTTTACATTGCAAGCGGTCAAACGTTTATAGGCGTCGCCGCCGCGCTGATGCACAAGCTCAGCGTGGCGAACGATCCTGAATTTGGTGCGCGCTTACGGGCGATGATCACCCTCGCGGGCTTCAAAAACCCGCGCCGGTTCGCCATCGACGGGATGGGCTGGCCGACCGAGGGCGGGCCGCAGCGGCTCAACGCCTACCTCAAAGGGCGCATCCCCGACGTAGAAACGCTGGTGGGAATTGCCGAGGCTCTGAACAGCACTGTCGGCAGCTTGCTAGGGCTCGATCAGGTCAGTTCGGCCTCTGATGAGGGGATGCGAGGCATCCTGCGGCATCTGCTTTCGCTAGAGGGCATTGAGCCCGACAAAGCCGACACGATTGCCAGTGCTTCGCTTGCAGCTCAACGGCTGCTCCGAGCGTTTCCCGATGACGAGCCTTTGCCGACGCGGGCGAAGTATGCAGCTCGCGCAGCCTGGCTTCAACAACAGAGCCCAGCGCCAGACAAGTTAGCAGAGACTCCCGCCCACTAACCGAGGGCGTGCGTAGCGAGGGTGGCGGTGTATGCACGGCTGCGACTCCGAATCCGTTCGTGTCTTGTTCTCGCATCCCCTTTCCAACAAAGATAGGACTTTTCCAACGGGGACCGGCTGCGCGCAAAAAACATAAACGGCGCTGTTGACATAACATAAACGGCGCGTTTATACCACTCTCCAGACGGCACCGATGCCGAGTGGAGATGGACGATGGTTGGTTCCCCCGCACACGACGACGAACTGGTTGAGCTGGTCGCCGAGGATTACGGCACCGACGTTCCCCTGCCGCGCCAGTACGCGCACTACACCAACGGCGGTAAGCGCCGTCCGGCCACGCTCTCGCTCACCGAGACCCCGAAGCTCGACATCTACGCGCTCACGATTGCGGTTGCTGGCAAGGCTGAGGCCCGCCGCATCGCCGGTCAGCGCAACGCCATTGTGTGGAACTTCTGATGGGGCGCCACACCTTCCCCACGACGCTGGTGCTGCGCGTTGGCGATGCCGAGGCAGAGTACGCCGCGACCGTCACCTATTTCCGCCACAAGGCTTTCAACGGTGGGCGCGACGAGCCCAGCTCTGACGCGCATTGCGAGGTCGAGGGCATCACGCTCGACTTCACGCCGACGCGCCGCATCGCGCTCGACGACCTGATCGTGGCTGAGTTGCAGGACGGCTTGCAGCCCGAACTGATGGAGCAGTGGGACGCCGACATTGCCGATGCGGAGGAATGCCGCGCCGAGCAGCGTCGCGACGACCGCCTGATGGGGTTGGACGCATGAACGCGCCTCTCACCCCCACGATGGCAACCGCCGCCGCATTGGAGACCCCGCCCTCCGACGACGAGCTGATGACCGCTCTGCGTCAGTATAGGGATGACCTGACCTATCCGGTTGCGCCCGACAGCCGCGAGCGGCGGATCGCCATGATTGATGCGCTGATCGGGAGGTTGTCGGCATGAACGCCCCCGCCCGCATCGACCCCGCCGATCTGGCGAAGGTACAGCGCTACCGTTCGGCTCCTGCTGGTGCTGTCGTGTACGCCGAGGCCGTTGCCCGCGTCACGGTGAAGCATGGACCCCGCCCCGCATCCGTGCGGCTCCCGGGCAACGGCAACAACCGCACCCCTGCCACGTCGGACGCTGTAGCGCGCTTCTCTGCATCGCTCGCTTCTGATGCTGCCGGGTGTGCATGGGATCGCCTCGTACGTCGCGAGCTTGAGGCTATGCGTGAGGGGCTGCGCGCCGACGAGCGGGAGTTCCACTCGTGAGCGCGGCTTTCTGGAACGGCGTCATCGCCGATCATGCAGCATCGCAGATCAGGGCGACAGAAGCTGTCACCCATCGTGGGTGGAGCATCAATCAAGGACGCTGGCCGGAACCGGCATGGTCCGCCACCTCGCCCGATTACGACGCATCATGGGAAGGCGAGGAAGACGGATGGGTCGCCAGCGGCGGTCACGTCAATGCGCCCACCCGCGCCGCGCTGGTTGAGGAGATCGACGCCTACATTGAGGAGCAGGACGCATGAGCGCCCGCACCCGCCAGCTCGCATCCTGCATTGCGGACGTGGACAGCGACCGCCGCACGGTGGGTCAGATCATCGACCGCATGGAGAGCATAGCGCGCGATCCGGCGACGGCTGCCGAGCGTGATGCGTTCGCCGCCGCTGCCCGCCAGCGAGATCGTGCCGATTACCAGCGCCGGTTTGGGGAGAAAGCACCGTGGTAGATCACGATATGGCGCGCCCTACGGGCCAGGCTCTCGCGGCTTCGCCGTCGAGCCCCGTTCCGGGTCTCGCCCCGATGGGCTTCGATCCTTCGCGCGAGACGCAGGAGCAGCGCGCTCGACGCCTGTTTGACGAGATGGCGCGCAACATCGGGCGAGAGGCGGTCAATCACCTCAAGACGATGTACCCGCAGAAGCTGTCCGAGGACGCGCGTCGCTCGCGAAATTGGGAGCTGTCGTTGGTCAACACCATCCGGAACGACATCAACTGGCGGATGCGTCCCTTGCTGATGGCCATGATCGCCATGCACCGCGAGTGGGACGAAGAGCGCACCGGGGACGGCGCATGACCGTCCATGAAGCCCTTCCCACCGCCATCTTCGCGATCGGCTTTGCCGTGTCGTTGCCCACCATCTTCAACGGGTTTCGTGAAGCTATTGAGCGCCTTCCTGGGCTGCTTGCAAACATGAGGACGCAGTAATGACCGCACTTGCCAAAGCCGAGCGGATGGAGATGCAGACCGCGGAGGTCGCCGACTACTCAGGCGGACTGCTCGCTGTGATCGAGCGGGCGGCGCGCGATCCGTCCGTGGACATCGACAAGATGGAGCGGCTTCTCGAGATGCAGGAGCGCGTTCACGCTCGCAACGCCAAGGGCGCATACTACGCGGCTCTGGCGTCAATGCAACCGAACCTGCCCGTCATCACGGAGCGCGGGGGCATCAAGGATCGCGCGGGCAAGGTGCAGTCCACCTACGCGTTGTGGGAGGACGTGAACGAGGCAATCCGGCCGATCCTGGCCGAGCATGGCTTTGCGCTCACCTTCAAGACGCGCCGAACCGAAAACGAGATCGCTGTCACTGGCATCCTCTCGCACCGCGACGGGCACAGCGAAGAGACGGAACTGTCTCTGCCGAGCGACACCAGTGGATCGAAGAACGCCGTTCAGGCGGTCGGGTCAAGCACGTCTTACGGCAAGCGGTACACGGCTTTCGCGTTGCTCAACCTCACCACGCAGGGCGAGGATGATGACGGTTTTCGCGGCGGCTCGCCTGACCTCGTTTCGATGGAGCAGCTTGACGAGTTGCAGCGTCGCGCGAGCGAGGTGGGGGCGAACGTGCCGCGGTTCTGCGGAGCGCTGAAGGTCACCGCCCTCGCCGCCCTCCCGGCGTCGCGCTTCACTGAAGCAATGCGGCTGCTCGACAAGAAGGCGTCGAGCAAGTGAGTGCCGTTGTCGAGCAGGGCACGGAGGCGTGGTTTCAGGCCCGTCTAGGCAAGGCCACGGCTTCGCGGGTGTCTGACATCGTGGCGCGCACGAAGAGCGGCTACAGCGCCTCCAGGGCGAACTACGCGGCGCAGTTGGTATGCGAGCGCCTGACCGGGCAGCGGGCGGACAGCTTCAGCAACGCCGCGATGCAGTGGGGCACGGATCACGAGCCGGACGCTCGCGCCGCATATAGCTTCATGAAGGACGTGGACGTTGAGGAAGTCGGCTTTGTCGATCACCCAAGCGTCGTCCTGTCGGGCGCTTCGCCGGACGGGCTGATCGGCGCGGACGGGCTGCTTGAGATCAAGTGCCCCAACACCGCCACACACATCGAAACGCTGCTGAGCGGCACCATCGCGGACAAATACCACGTCCAGATGCAGTGGCAGCTCGCTTGCACCGGTCGGACATGGTGCGACTTCGTGTCCTACGATCCGCGGATGCCGGAAGAACTGCGGCTGTTCGTTCAGCGCGTGCCTCGCGACGCCGAGCGCATCGCCGAGCTTGAGCGTGAGGTCACGTCATTCATCGCCGACGTTGACCGCACCTGCGATCGGCTGCGCGCCCTTTACGTGCCGGCGAATGAGAACACCGCGCCCAACGTGCTGAGGGCCGGCTGATGACCGCCAAGACGCCCCGGCACAGGCTAATGCAGAAGGCCGACCGCTATTGGTCGGACCCTAGCGTCCGCCTTGCCAAGACGAACTACAAGCGCCGTCGTCGGGGGCAGCCGGAACGCGCCTCGCTCGACGAGATACCGACGAGTGGCGAGGTGGCGTCTGCGCTACCCCGCGACGCCGCCGGCAAGTTCGTGAGGATCTGATGCGCGGCTTGCTAGGCCCCTCTGCTTTCAAGCCCCGCCACCAGAACGCGCCGCGTCCGGCGTGGAAGGTTGCCGACGCTTTCCGCCAGTGGCTTCGCGGGCGCCCTTGTGCGTGCGCTGGGCGCAACCCGCATTGCGGCGGGCCGATGCGTTCCGCGCACGTCGATTACGCAGGCGACAAGGGGATGGGGTCCAAGGTGTCGGATCGGCACTGCATCCCACTATCTGACCTCTGCCACCAACTTCAGCACCAGAAGGGCTGGAAGTGGTTTGACCTGCACATTCTTGGCGGCGTGTCGCGCGGCCTGATGCTCTCTCAGGAATACTGGCGAGCATGGCCGGGGCGCGGAAAGTGGGAGGCTGAAAATGGCCGATAGCGAACCGCTGCTGTTCCGTTCGGTGTTCGGAACGCTTCGCCCTGTTACAGCCGCTGCCGAAGATGCCGCCAAGGCGTGCAACGGCACTGTGGTGCGCGTCGAGATCAAGCGCGCGGCGGGCAACGTGAAGCGCATGGCGCTCTATTGGGTCGTGCTTCGCGTCGCCGCCGAGCAGCTTTCGGATGCCGTCGATGGCGTGCTCTCAACCCGCGCGCTGCACCGTTGGCTCAAGCGCGAGTACGGCCTGGCGAAGCCGATCGTGTCGCGCAAGACCGGCGAGGTGATCGACTACGATTACGACAGCGTGTCCTTCGCGAAGATGACGGAGCCTGATCGCGCCGCATTCATCGACTGGACGATCCACAAGCTTTCAGCCCGCCTCGGGTGTGACGTGACGGACCTTCGTCGCGAAGCCGAGGCCGCATGAGCTTCCCGGCACGACCGGGCCACCGGAGCGGGTGGGAGCCCTCCCTCTTCTACCCGCTCCACTAAAGGATTTGAGCATGATGGCTACCATCAGAACCATTGCCAATGATGAGCATGTCGCTCGAGTCCTCGTGGAGAGGATGAGGAGGGATAGGGTTGATCCTTTGTGGCGATCCGAAGTCATGGCGAATGCCTTCGGCACCGCGCTTTCGTCGCTTCGCGATGAAGCCCGTTCCGGTCTTCACCCTTCGGGCTTCAATCGACTTTCGCAGGAGAACGCGTCGTGACGCGGATCAAGACCGCTGGCGATCTGCGCGGCTTTCTTGCGGAGGTCATGCAAGACATCCGGCGCGGCAACATTGAGGCCGACCAGGCTAACGCGATCTCAAAGGTGGCGGCGCAGATCAACAATTCTCTGGCGGTTGAGGTGAATACCGCTTTGCGCTTGGCGCAAATGGGTAAGGACCAGCCTATTGCTGGCGCTATGCTCATCGGTGCGGCAGACGACCCCCGCAATGCGCTTCCCGCCCCCGACGCGGATGGCCTGATCTGGTGCGATCAGTGCGACGAGCGCGTCACTGAGGCTGACGCTCTCGGGTGCAAGTCCCCCCATTGCAAGGTCAAGGCTTAGGACATGCCCTATCGCGACCCGGAAGCTCGCCGTGCGAATTGGCACAAGAACGCCGAGCGCAACAAAGCACGGCAAAGGGCTGCTTACGCCCGGCACAGGGCAGCTAGGTTGGCTGCCAAAAAAGCGGCTTACGATGCTGCGCCAGATGAGGCGCGCGCCCGCATTCGCGCCGACTACGCCAAGCACAAGGATTCGCGCGTCGCTGCTGCCCGTGCATATCGTCAGAACAACGCCGAACAGATAAGCGCGCGAGCGAAGGATCGCTACATAGCGAACAAGGCGGTGATTAATGCGCGCCGCAAGGGCTACCGCTCCAAGCATTATGCCGCGATCTACGCGCGTATCCAGAGATGGCGTCGCGATAACCCTGAGCGCGAACTGCTTTATCACGCCAAGCGCCTTTTGAATGAAGCGGTTGGCATTCCCATCCGCGACATTCCTGAAGACTTGGCCGAAGCCAAAGTCCTTCAGATCAAGCTGCACCGTATGCTTCGCGATAGCGATGAGCACCCGAAGGGCGAAGACGCGAATGCGGCTTCGTTCACGACGGCGCGGGCCGAAGGCATCGCCCCCTCTAATTCCGGGTCCAGCCAATGACCAACAATACACTGACTGTAGAACAGCGGGACAAGCACGACTGGGCAATGGTGCGGTATGCCAAGGCCGTCAGCATCGCAGAGATCGGTCGTAGCGGCTCCACGTCCCACCTTCAGCGCAAGATGGGCGTCGGCTACAATCAGGCCTGCCGATACATTGAGCGTATGGAAGCGGAGGGGATCATTTCTCGCCCCGATAGCAATGGCGCACGCCACTGGATCGGCCGCGCCCAGCAATCCGACCGCGACTGGCTCGACGAGGACACATGGGCGTCGATCCCTGAATACATGCACCGGCATATCATGGCGCGCGCTGCCGCCCACCGCAACGCAGCAGCCGATTCCGAGCGTGAGGCGTGCGCCCTGATCGCAGAGGATGAGCGCGACACGCAAAGCAAGGACTTCCACGACGTATTCTCGCCCAAGGACGCTTACGTCGATGCCTGCAACGACATTGCCGCCGCCATTCGCGCCCGCACCGCACTTGGACCCGATCATGTCTGACCGTGAACAGATGGCGCGGGAGGTGCTGGCGCGGGTTCTACCCGGCGGGCCATTCGCCGAAAGCGAGAAGCAGGGCATCGTGCTAGCCATGCTCGCCTTCGACCAACAGCGCGCCGATGAACTGGCGAAGCGGCGCTCCGAGAACGAGAGGCTGCGGGAAACGATTGCCCGTCTGGCGCACGCGGAGATTGCCGAAGCCGCCGACTTCAACGCCCAAGGACCTGAAAAGTGGGCGGACGGCGTTCGCGAGGAAAGCCCGTGGGTCGAGCGGGCTCACACCCTGGCCGACGCTATCCTCGCCACCCTCTCTGACTGTTCTAGCGAGGTGGGGGATGGGTGACCATCTGCTCACGCCGGCACAGGCCGCGGCCCGCCTCCACGTCTCCGAGCGAACCTTGCGCGACCTGAAGCGGCATGGCCTAATCCGCTACGTCGCGCTCACCGCCCGAATTGTCGCGTACCGCCCCGACGACTGTGACGCCTACGTCTATGATCGTCTCCGCCAGGACAACCCACCATGTCCGTCTACAAGCACGCCAAAAGCCCGTTCTTCCAGTACGACTTCCAGTTCAAAGGTCGTCGGTTTCATGGAAGCACGAGCTGCACGTCGAAGCGCGACGCACAGCGCTTCGAAGCTGAAGAGCGGCGGAAGGTCGCACTAGGCGATGACACGAAGCCAGCGATCACCGTCAACGACGCGTGCGGAACGTGGTGGACCGAGCGCGGGCAGTATCGCCGCGACGCCGGCACCCTCGACTATCAGCTCGCCGCTCTCATCAAGGGGCTCGGCAAGAACGTGCTGCTTGGCGACGTAACCTTGCGCGACTTCGATCGGCATGTGGCGCGGCGCCGCAATGGGCGCGCGAACGCCAGCGTGAACCGGGAGGTGCAGGTTGCCCGCACTGTGTGGCGCTACATTGCCGCCCGTGACTTCGACGTTGCGCCAATCGAGTGGAAGTCGCTCTTCCTGCCGGAGAAGCCGGAACACGTCCGTGAGCTGTCTGAGGCTGAAGAGTCGCGGCTCTTCGACGCCCTGCCCGACAATCTTCTCCCGCTGGTGTCGTTCGCCCTGATGACCGGGCAGCGGCTTAGCGAAGTCCGTTTGCTGCGCTGGGCCGACGTGGATCTCGGAGCCGGCCGCGCGACGCTAAGCGTCAAGGGTGGCGGGAAGCACACCATCCCGCTCCTGCCGGACGCTGTGGCGCTGATCGCCAACCAGCCCAAGGTTTGCCCGCAGGTATTCACCTACGTCTGTCTCCGCCCCGCCCCCGCCAAAGCCGGCCAAGCGCGGCGGCTGAAGGGGGAGCGGTATCCGTTCAGCCGTGACGGTTGGCGGCGGCACTGGATGCGCGCGCTTGAGGTCGCGGGGATAGAGGCGTTCCGCTTCCACGATCTGCGTCACACGCGCGCGACGCGCACCCTGCGCGGCAGCGGCAATCTTCGCGCCGTCCAGAAGCTTCTCAACCACACCGACCTGAAGACGACTGCTCGGTACGCCCATGCGCTCGAGGATGACGTGCGCGCCGCGCTGGTTGCAGGCAATCACCGGAATAGTCCCGAACCGACCAGCAGCGCGGATGCTGTTTCCCGTTCTAGAGCAAGGCGTTAGGAGTGAGTATGCAACCGGCTCCCAAAGCAGGCGCGCTACCGGACTGCGCCACTCCCCGACGCCCGCTCGCCCTTAGGGGAACCCGCTGCCGAAGCGCAAGCGATACCATCGCGAGCGGCGATGCGCGGCGGAACATGGCAGGAACCGGCGCGGCGAGTCCCGGAATAGTCCCGAACGATGTTCGCGCGGCGTTCTCGTCCCGCATGGTCGCTGCGCTCTACGTCGAATCGGGCGGCTGCTACTTCGGCTTACCCGGCGTCGATCCTTGGGACGAAGCGCGCGATGCTCGCCTTTACGCGGGTCCGCATCCGGTCGTGGCGCACCCGCCTTGCCAACGCTGGGGCAAGCTCTGGGCCGGACAGCCGCTCTCGATCAAGCTGACGGGTGTCCGCAAGGTCAAGGGCAACGACGACGGCTGTTTCGCTGCCGCACTCGCCGCGGTTCGGCAGTTCGGCGGCATCCTGGAACACCCGGATCAGTCGCACGCGTGGGCTCACTTCGGCCTGAACAAGCCACCGCGCGCGGGCGGATGGATCACGGCCGACTTCTTCGGCGGGTGGACGTGCTGCGTCGAACAAGGGCGGTACGGGCATCACGCTCGCAAGCCGACGTGGCTTTATGCGTCCGGTGTTGATCTACCGGAGCTGCTTTGGGGCAAGAGCGAAATGAGGCTCGACCCTGAAGTCGTCGCCCGGATCGGCATTGCTCGGGCCAAGCGCCGCGGCGAGGTGGCGTCCAAGGGCGGCGGCTCGGATAGCTCCCCGCGCATTGGCACTCCGCCCGCGTTCCGCGACCTGCTGCTGAGCATAGCTCGTTCCGCTCGCCCGCAGCTAGAGGCAGCATGACCCCCTCCCCTGTAATTGAGTTTGAGATGCGCGACAGTGTTATGGAGATGGAAGATGAGCGATAATCAGGATGGGCGCGTGCCGTTGGCACCGGGCTCTCTTTTTACGCACGACGCTCCTACGGATCGTCGCCCTTCGGGTTTCGATCCCTCGCGCATGGACCCGCGCGCCCTTGGTATGGCGTGCGTGGGCGAGGCCGTCATCTTCCTAGCGGCAAACGGCTACGCCTTCGAACTCAACGAGGCGAAGCTATGCTTCGAACCGGGGCAAGAACTGACAGTTACCGACGTCGTCATCGGTGGGTGGAGTAGCAGTTACCGGTTCGCGGGCTGCGGCAACGCGCTTTGGAACACGGTTATGTTCGCACCCCGCGATAGCGATGGAAGCGGCGAAGCCGGCGAGACCGTAGGGCTCGACCCGAAGGGCGACAGCGCGGGCCGGAACGGCATCGCCCACACCTAGTTAGCGACACCACCCGATAGCATAGGAGACGAAGGATGACAGAATTCGGCGCACCAGAAATCGAACCTCTCCCGCTCGTCCAAGTCCTGCAGATCGACCGCGATACGGCGCTGGTAGCTGCGAGGTCGTGGGCGAGCCCGAGCGGCGCGATATGGAAGACTAGGTGCTGCGGCGGCGCGCTGACGCCTCTCCACCACCGATGGCGAGCTTATCACTAGGGCGTCGGTGGGTGCCTGTCGTGAAAAGCCGCCGCAGCAATCGCACCCTAGCGAATCGCCCGCGTTCCTGCAACGTTCTTCCGCATGAACCTCCCCGATCGCTTCACCCTCACCATATCCGGCGACACCAGCCATGTGCAGTCTCGCGCGATCATCTCCCCCGGAGGGTTAGGCCGCTAGCTCGAGCATTTGCTGACGACGGGCGAACTGCCGGACGATGCGTTGCGCGGATGGGGCCTGAAGCTCACCACCACCTGCCACGACACCGAAGCCGCCGCGCTGGCGATGGATCATGAGGACGTGCGCGCAGAGGTCGAGCGGCTGATCGAGGCGCACGGTGACAGCCTCGTGTACCTCTCCCGCCTGTTGGGTCGCAACGTAGCCTGGATGCAGCAATACCTACGCAGGGGGACGCCAGAGCGGTTATCGGAGGATGACCGGCTAAAGCTGGCGATGCACTGGCGGATAGACGAGCGGCGGTTGGGTGCGCGGGAGCCGTGGAGGCCCTAGGGCTTCGGGCAATCGAACGGCAGCTTGGCACCCGTCTCCGCGAACCAGCGGCACATACGAGCGCCGGCCGCAGACAGCCCATCGCCCCACGTCTCGACCTTCGACGAGTGCAGCGCCGCTGCGGTGTCGTCGTTCACGATGTCGCCAACGATCGCCGGCTTCGGTTCGACTAGCGCCCTAACGTCGGCAACCGGCGGCGTCGGCTGCTCGATCCTGACCTGCTTGTCGCAAGCGGACACAGCCAAGCTGGCGAGTAGCAGCGCCAGTGCGCGACTGCGGGGCAGCGGTGATCGCATCGGTTCGGTCCTTGTCCTGAGTGGTGATCCGCACCGTGTCGCGAATGCGAGTTGCGGCGGCGATCTCGTTGGCGGCGCCCACGATGCGCAGCGCGGCGGTGGTCGCCCGCTCGATCGACAGAGCAGCCTTGTCCGTGGCAGCGTCATGGCCTTTGCAGTAGCCCAGCGGGAGACACACAGCGGCAACAGCGCATCCGGTGAGGATTGCGGCCTTGGCGGCGACGATGCTGCTCCAGAGGCTTCCTAGGGGCATCAGCCGTCTGCCAGATAAAGCGCGGCCTCGGCGGCGCGGCGGCGGACAAGGCCTTTCATCACCTTGCCGTCGTTTCGGACCCACCGGGCGAACTCGGCAGCCGCACCCGCGTAGTCGCCCGCCTTGTGCTTCTTGGTGAGCGTGGCGCTGGCGATCTTGCCGGTGTTGTAATGGAATGCGACTAGGGCATCGAACTGGCTTTGGTCAGTCGGCGCGCTGCCGATCGCCTTGCTCACCTCGTCCGCATACTTTCGCAGATCCCGCGCGAACCGCTCGTCAGCTTGCGCCTGCGTCCACCGTACGCCCTTAGCGATGCCGGGGCCGGTGCTGCCCCAGCCAATCGTCCAAGGGTTGCCGTCGCTGCTGCCCGGGTCCGGGTACGCATCAAGGCGGCACCCCTCAAAGGCGTGCATCAAATCGATGCCGCGCTTGCTCACCTGCCGTCCGGTCGGTGGGGTATCGACGCGGGTGTCACCCCCCATCGCCTCGTCGATCGCAGCGTCTAGCAGCTTCACCTCGGCTAGCGTGAAGACCTGCCCGTTCCGAAGCGCGCGCACGGCCTGAAAGACTGGCTTGCGGTTGACCGCGGTCACTTGGCGTAATCCGGTAGATCAGCGGCGTCCGTAGGCTCCGCAGCAGCCGCAACAGCCTCTGTCGGCACTGGCGCGGCGGGCGTGTTTACCACCTCCACTGGCTGCGGCCTGTCGGGGGTCGGCAGCGCTGCGGCTATGGCGACGCTGGCGGTGGCGCTTTCAGCGACGATCGCGGCGTTCTTCTCCGCCAGCTCGCCGCCGTTCTTAGTTGCCGCGTACGCCCACGAAATGACGGCCATAAGCCCGTTCGCGATGATGACCGTCGCGATGGTCTGAAAGAACTCGTCGCCCCGAAGCGCCGGGTCTTTCATCATCCACAGCAGCATGACGGACAGCGCGAACACGCCGATGCCGATCCACCCGCGCGCGTCAGGCATCTTCAATGCGTTCATGGCTTCCGCCCCCGTGAGTTGTCGCCCGTCCGGCCCGGCGCGTTGATGTCGCCGAGCATCACCGCGTTGCTCTGACTGTGCTGCGCGATCGTTCGCTTTAGGCCGGCGATCTCGTCGTCCTTGTGACGAACCAGCCCTTCCAGGTCCGTAACCCGCTGGCGAAGATCGCTGATCTCTTTGGTGGCGCTCGTCTTGTAGGCGATCAGCTCCTCGCGGAGAGACTTCATGTCTTCCTTGTGGCTCTTAACGAGGTCCTGCCACGCGGTGAGCGCCTGCCCGCTTGCGTCGATGTCCGCTTTGCGGTGATTGAAGAACCACGTACCCAGCAAGGTTGCGAACGCGATCAGATAGCCGATCAGCGACGCCGGATTGTCGAGCATAGAGGCGATCACCCTACGAGCCACAGCCGCACCGCCGCTCTACTGGCGAGATACGCTGCCCAGATTGCCAGGACCGTTTCCGCGGACCCGAGGAATTGCGAAACCGGGGCATCAAGACCCTGCCCGAACTGCCAAACGGCAATGCGGTAAATGCCGCTGACCACGGTCATCAGCCCGAACGCGAACAGGGTGAGGCGGAGCCGCAGCAGTGCCTCCATGCCGCCCAATGTCACCAACGGGCCGAGCCGGAAGACGCGGTTCAGCGGGTTGACCATCCACAGCCGGAACGCCGTGAACAGCACCACACCCCCCGCCACGATCAGCGCAGGGCCAAGCAGATAGCGGGGGTCGATCATCACAGCCCCAGCGTGTCGCCGACGATCGTGCTCTCCACGTCGCCAGCCGTGATCGTGTTGTTGCCGATCAGGACCCACTTGCCGACGAACGAGCCGCCCGAGCCCGGCGAAAGCGAGACCTTCTCAAAGCCGCGGCACCCGTCGATGTTGAGGATGTTGGGATAGGCCGCGTTGGTCTTGGTCTGCACCGCGACGGTAGGAGTGTCCACGCGGCCCGAACGGTCCCAGCAATTGCGGAAGGTGAAGCGCCCGCCACCGAATGCGAGGCTTGAGTTGTTCGCCGATGCGAGTGATCCGCCGTAGGCAGCGTTCTCAACGTCAAGCACGGTGTCGAGGATTTCGACGGTGTCCTGAACGGTGATCGCCGAGCCGAACGGCTGAATGTTTGCGCTGGGTCCGACCACCATGGACCCGCCGATGATCTGCAACAGCGCGGCGCGCGCGAAGTCACCTTCCGCATCCGGGCCTTGGAACAGGTGGAAATAATCGCGGTGAACGGCGTAGCGTGCGCTGCTGGTCGTGGGTGACGTGCCGTAATCCGTTCCCTCGGGCACGGTGTTGCGCCAGTTGATATCGATGAGCTGGTGGGTGAGATGCGCCTGCAAGATCGGCCGCGTCGCGCCGGGCGAATGCTCGAACCACACCGCGCCGGGGTAGCGCGCCATCATCGACACGTAGTTGGGCAGGTGCAGGTTCTGATCCTGCCAAGGCTCCAACGGGCTGCCGGCGTCCGGCACGTCGATGACGATCAGCACCGGATTGATCGCTGTCGCGCGGAAGCTCTCGGGCTGCACCGCCACGCCCAGCGGAGCCGCTGCGAGCTGGGCAAGCGAGTCGGGCGTGTAGAGCGCTTCGACGGCCTCGCGCGGGGTGGCGAATGCCCGGCCCGGCCCCGCTTCGATCACATCGCGATAGCGCCATAGGCGATTGTCGCGCACCGTCGCCGGGACTGAATAGGTCGTGTGGATGTTGAGCGGGTTGATCTGGGTCTCGGTTACACCCGTTGGCTGAATAGCCGCCGGACCCTCGACCACTGCGCCTTTGTGAAGCTCCAGGTAGCCTTCAAGGCCCGTGTAGTTAGCGCCGTCCGGATCGCCCCCCGGCACACCGGCAAGCGGGTCCTGTCCAAGAAACAGGATGCGATCGGGCAGGTTCACGCCCCCGGCAGAGTAATCGGGTGAGGCGAGCTGAAACACGCCCACCTGATCGTCGTTCAATGCGGGGTCGCTTACGATAACCCGGATTTGCGTGGTCGAGGTCTGCACCAGCGACACGTAGAGATCGCGGCTCTTTGCGCTCCACAGGACGATCTTCTTGGTGATCGCGTTGGCGTAGGCAGGGACCGACACCGCCTTCGGCCCCCATGGGCTGAATAGCTCGGCTGCCGCTGCTGTTGCCGTTCCTGCCGCCGCTTCGGCATCCTCGATCAGGTCGCTAACCGCATCGGCAGCAGCGTTGATCTCGCCAAGGATTGCCAGCGCGCCGGGATCGTAAAGCCGCACCACGACATCGGACGAACCGACGCGGACGATCGTGTCGCTCATTGCGTAACTCCCGCCAGAACGGTGAACTCGCCCGCCAGCATCATCTGCTTGGACGAGCCCGATGGGGTGACGTGCAGATCCCAATAAAGCGTCAGGTTCGCGCCCTGCTCCGCCGCGGCCGGCATGGCTTCCATCGTCGCCTCTGCGATCTGAAGACGCACCAGTGTGTTCGGGGTGGCGAAGCTGGGCGTGACCGTGAAGCTTGCGACTGCCGAACCGCTGGCATCAGGCTTCAGCCGCACTTGCCCGAGGAAGGTCGCTCCCGAGTAGTCCACGTCCTCGAATACGAGCGTGCGGTCGAACGGCACGAACCGTCCGCAGGAGAGCGGCAAATAGCCGACCCCCGCCGCGGCGAGCGCCGCGCGGTAATCACTTCCTGGCATGGGATTCTCCGGTCGGGTTAGCCGGCAAGAAGCCGGCGAAGTTCGTCGATCTCAGCCCGCATCCGCGCGCGCTCACGGCGGTTCAGGGCGTGCTCCATCGCGCTCGCCTCATCGTAGCGAACCATCCAGATGGAGCCTGCAGATCGCTTCGCAACGGCAGGGCGAACCACCCTTCCCTCTTTGTCTAGTTGCGCTTTGCGGGCGCGGGTCGCTCCCCACGACTCCCGGCACAGCAGGCCGTATTCCGTGGCGTCGAGGCTGTGGCGCTTGAACACGCGGATGATCCGCTGCGCCACGACACCCGTGTGCCATCGGATGCCACCGTCTACCTTGAAGCGCAGCCATTCGACATCCGCCCAAGCATCAAGCACGGCATCGGGGATTGGCCCGATCTCGGCCTTGTGCGTCTCGTCCGAGGTGGTCACCACGCCACCCGCCGAAACGACCAGCGCGAGGCGGTTGCTGCCCGAGCCCAGGTTGACCGTGTTGTCGGTCCCCGGCCGGAAAAAGGTGGAGGTGATCTGCAACACCGATGCGCCGGTGTAGTCGCAGAAATTGGCGATGTAGTTGCTGACGCCGCCGCCCTGTAGGTACAGCCCGAACCCCGATGCGCTGGTGTTGGTCACGTCGAGCGCAGTATTGCCGGCTTGGTTGTTGGTGACCCCTTGGTTGCCGGTGAAGGAATTGCCACCGGCCAGACCGGCAGCCCCCAAAGTCGCTCGGCCCGCCGCGGCGTCGGCGTCGTCGATCAGCGACCGACCGAACGCCGTGAACGTCGCCAGCGCAGCCGAACTCGCCCCGGTGAAATACGGCACACGATCCGCCGCCGGGGTGAGCCCGTTCAACGCCGTCAGCGCAGCACCTAACGCGCCGTCGTAGTCGAGCGCGGTCCAAGCCGTCACGCCGTCGCCGAGCTTGCGCTTCTTGGTGTCGCTCTCGATGCCATACTCACCGGCAAGCAACACCGGGTCCGCCGCGGTCCACTCCGCCGCGGTCTTGTAGGCGTGCTTCAGCCGATAGGTGATCGTGACGGCCATCAGAAGAAGTTCCCGTCGAGGATCAGCTCTGTCTCGGTCGTCACCGGCCCGAGGATCAGCCGCTCGGAAAGCTGCCCCCGCACCATGTATTGAACGGAGCCCTCGTAGGCAGTGTTAGCCGCCAGCCCGCCCACCGCCTTCGCCGTGACCGCAACGTCGTCGCTGCCCGCGCCCATCCACTCGGTCTCGCCGTCCACGCGATAGCTGAACACAACCTGCGTCGCGTTCGTGTTCCCGACTGCGCCAGTGAAGACGATCCCCACCTGATCGGTCGAAGCGTCGAGCGTCCAGTCGGCACCGTCGGGGGCCGGAACCCCCGCCTGCGGATCGGGTGTGTCCGGCACGGGATCGACCACACCAGCCTGCGCCAGCGCAATTGCGTGCTTGCCCGCCGTCTCGGTCGCGAAGGTGAGCGTGACGATGCCGGTCATGGGATCGATCGACCTCCCCCGCACCACCGCATCGATCCCGTCGATGCCGTACTCTTCAAGCTCGAGCGTCAGACAGTCCCCAATGCGATACGCTGCGAACCGCGGCTTGAGCGGCAGCGTGATCGGCTTGCGCTCGCGCGCTTCGAGGATCTCGTAAGCGCCAAGCTGCACCGCCTGATCGGCATCCTGAACCAGCGCGTACTCACCGCTTGCCGTCCGTGGTGCGCCGTCCTCCGCCAGCGCGTCCGCGATCTGCACCAGGTTGGTGCTGACCATCTCCCACCCGTGCGCCTCGCTACGGAAGCGGGGGCGGAAGCCGTTGATCCGCTCGCGCCGCGGCTGCATCGCCGGCACCGTGATCGTGCCATCGGCGAGGTCGTCGCGTGTGATCGTGCCAAGCGATACGCGGGGTGCCTTGACCATCGTCGAGAGCCGCGCACCGTTGGCGATGGGCTCTGATCCGCCAGCCTGCCCGATCAGCTTCAAGTTCTCCCACTTGTCCCCGGCGCTGTCGATCTGCCCGCCGACCTTCCACCCGTTCGCCTCTTGGACGTTGGCAGCCTCGACATACGCGGCGACATCGACCAGATCGATCGGCGCACCCACGCCCATGATCTTGCGGAACGACTGCCCCGCTGCCGTGCCCCAAATGCCGAGCGCCCACTTCAGTTCGTGAAGCGCGGGCGTCTCTGAATCGACCCACGTCGCGCGCGCCGCTTCATGTGCCACCGTGTCCGAAGGATCGGCCCAGCGACAGGAACCAGCGCCACCCGGATAGGTACTATCAAGGCGCGGGTCGTAGACCTTCACGCCCTTGATGATCCACGCCGGGTCCGGCTCGCCGTTCTGATACCGTCGCGCCTTGGTGTCGAACAGCAGCGTCCACGATGACGCCGCATAGCCCGACAGCTTGTGCGCAGTTGACCAGCCGGGAACGACCCCCGGAACGCTGCCGAATGGCGGGCTGACGACGCCATGCCCGAGCGCATCCGCTTCTGGCGACGCGCCGAGCTGACGGTCTTGCCACATCCAGTTGCTGAAATAGCCGGTTGCTGCGGTGCCGCTGAACGGCACGCTTACGCGATCGGCGGTGAAGTCGTCGAAGCCTTCGATGCCGTTCTTCGCACCGCCGGCATGGCTGAGCACGACGAACCACGTCTCGTAATGATTGTCGGTGCCATAGGTCTCGCGATGCACCACCGTGCCGCCCACCGCCGTCCGGCCCATCGCGTAGGGAATCGGTCCCCCAGGATCGATCTTGAAACTGAGCTGCAACCCGCCCCTCTCGCTCGAGGGTCTTTTGGCGGTCAGCTGCGCCCCGACAGTGGCGACGGCAGCCACCGCGAAGGCGATCTTCGACACCTTCGCCAGCGTGGCAGCCAGCGCGGGATTTCCTGTCACCAGCGCAGCTACCGAGGCCACCGCCGCGACCACGCCGGCCACCTGCCCTACGGTGCGCAGAACCTTGCTCATGCGCGCCAGCCTTGGCCAAGCGAAGGCGCGGTGAGCCGGATGACCTGCAAGCCCTCCACGTCTTCGTGGAAGCCGAGGATCGCCATGTTGCCGGCGACGATCGTGAGCGCCTCCCAATCGTCGGTCCCAGGTGTGATGATCAGATCGCCGGGCAAAGCGGCCGCGGGCGGAATGCGGAGCAGCCCCGCGCCGTCGAGCGCATCGCCAAGGCTGACGAAGCCGGCCTTGGTCAACGCGCGCTTGGCCTTTAGCGCGGTGCGATACGTGCCCGCCTTCTCGATCCCGAGTGGTTTGTGGTGCCCCATCTGACGGAGGTGGAACGAGGCCACCTTGGCGCAGTCGGTCTTCCCCCACTCAAAAGGCCTGCCACCGAAGTGCGAGCGCGTCGCGTTCACAGCCGCGATGCGCCGCTCAAGGTCAGAGACCGGCTTCTTCACCGCTGCCAATCCCCTTCCTTTTGGCATACGGTTCTCCGACTCACTGAAGCGAGGTGTTCGCGTGTTCATTCTGTTGACGTTCGCCGCGTTGCTCGACGGCCCGATTTCGAAGTTCGATCGCAAGTCCATCGACGCCGAGATGGTCTCGGCGCGCGCGCTAGGCGACATTGAAAGGTGCTTGGTCGATATGGACGGCCACCCCGCCCCCAACGTCTATCGCCAGCCGGATCGGCCCGGTTCGGTCACGCTGCTATGGGTGGTGGACAACACCGCCAAGTCCCGGATCGACCTCGAAACTGTCGCGGGAGGAACCCGCGTCAGGTCGTGGCTGAGCAGCAAGCAGGTGACGGGCTGCACCCAGCCTTAGAGTTCGGCCTGCCGCTCGTTGAAGCCACCGCCCGAACCGCCGCCGCCAGTACCCACAACCGTAGCCCCGCCGTTGCGCTCACCCGGCCCCCACAGCCGATCGACCGGCGTTCCCGTCATCTGATCGAAGCCCAGCTCCCCCGGATGCACCCACTGGTGGAAGCTGTCCGCAAGCCGCGCGCCTTCGTCGGGCTCAAACAGCCGCTCGAACACGCTCACCACCTCAAGGTTGATCCGCCGTGTCGCGCCCTCGGTCTCGAGCGAGGCGGTGTCGAGTTCCCCGGCGAACAGCAGTTCCGGGTCCGGCACCACCAACCCGGTGTCGGCATCGACGGCAGCCATCCACACCCGCACCTGCGAACCCTGCATCGCCGCGTTGCAGCAATCGGCCGCTGCCACATCAGGCGGAGGAATGACCGTCAGCGCCAGCGCCGGCATCGTGTCGCCGACAGCCTCACCGATTGCGTCGATGCTTTCAATCACACCGAACACATCGTCCTTGCCGGTGTACGTCTCCCCGTCGAACACGATGGAAGCCGAGCCGTCGCAAAGCCGCACGGTGTGACCCGGCAGCACGATCTTGATTAGTCCGGCGATGGTGACGCGGCGCTGCGATAGCGCCGTTGTCATGCCGGGTGTCATGCGTCCTCCCGAACCGTGAAGCTGAACGCGGTCACCCGCTCAAGCTCCCACGCCCCCGGCTGATAGCCCTCTAGGCTGCCCTCAATCATCGGGCGCCCAAGCTCCACCACATCGCCAGCAGTGAGCGGCGTGCGGATCAGGTTCAGCAGCACCAGCGTCCCCGCGCCGCTGCCGTCGAGGATCACCTGCTCGCTCACCCGGTCGAGGTAGCGCCGCCCGCCGTGGACGAATGACACCCACTGCCCCGGCCGCACCGCATAGCGCGGCGTCGCGCCCGTGATCGGCACGCTACGCCCCGATGCGGTATTGCTCGTCACCGTAGGGCTGCCAGGCGCACCGGGATCGAAGTCCGGCTGCTCGATCGCAATCAGCACGCCGTCGCGGTCTGCCCGATCAAGCAATGCACCCCACCGCCGCCCGTCCGGCTCGATCCGCATGGCTGACGTTTCAAAGCCGAACGCCCACCGCGAACCGATGCGATCGACACGCTGCGTCGGCCCGCCCGTTCCCGGTGTGATCACCCCGCCAAAGCGCAGCGCCGCCGGCTGCATCATGCGGATGGGGATGCCGGTGAGGTCGATGCTCATTTGGTGTAGCGCCGCACGCGGGCTTGGCTGCTGGCGTAGGCCTCAACCTGCCCGCCCGCGATCGTCTGCACTCGCGCGGCGAACATCGGGTTCTCCTCCACGATCACCCGGACGATACTGCCTCGAGCGTTGTCGTTGGTCGGATCGACACGGATATTCTCACCGCGATTGACCATCGCCGCCGGGCGTCCGTTGATGCTCAGCAGGTTGGTATCGACGCCGCCGCGACCGCCAACCTTGATGACGCCGCCGCCGGCGAGCTTGGGGAGGCCCCCGAACTGCACCTTAGACAGGTCTAGCCCACCCGCGAGACCTCCCCCGCCCCCGTACTGCTTGCCGAAAAGCCCAGCCTCGCTCCCGCCGCCGCCGCCGAACAAGCTCATCGCCTTGCCGAGCGCGCCCACGATAGCCTTCTGGATTTGGATCTTGATCAGGTCGGCAATGATGCCCTTCGTGACCGACGAGAACACATCGCCAAGCGAGCGAGCGCCGCTCATAGCGTCGGTGAGCCCATCGACTAGGCTGGCGATCCCGCCCGTCGCTACAGCTTCTAGCGCCTCGTTTGCCTGCGCCGCCGTATTTGGGAGGGTGTTCAGGAACTCTTCGAACGGGCCGCGCGTGCCGCGCAACGTCTGCTCCGTCGCGCCACCCTGGAGCTTGTCGAGGTCGATCAGGCGTCTGCCAGCCGCATCCTTCTGCTCTTGGCTGCTCCGCTGGTCGTCAATGACATCCTGTTGGATTTGACGCAGCTGAGCAAACTTCGCCTGGACAATCCGAAGTTCAAGGGTGCGCCGCTCCGCTGCCGTCTCGGCAAGTGAAGCCTCCATCTCCTGCACTTCGATCGCAGAGTCCGCGATAGCCCGCTGGCGCTCGATCATGGCGCGCTGGATCTCGTAAGCCTCGTCTTGCTTCTGGCGCTCGAGTTGAAGCCCCGAAACGGTGTCCAGAAGCGCGAGCTGCTTGTCGGCCTGCGCCTTGGTCAAGTCGCCCATGGCCACGTTCTGCGCGATCTGCGCCTGCTCGTCCTGCTTCTCAAGCGCAAGCAGCTGCTCGGCAATCACGCCTCGATCCTTTACGTCATGGGCGAGGTCTTGCTGCGCGCGCAGTATCTCCATGCGCGCACGGCGCTCGTCAGAATCGGCGCGGAAGGCGTCGCGTAGGGCATCCTTGCGCTGGCGCTCGGCATCGCCCGCCCCGCCGCCGCCCTTCTTGCGCCCACCTCCGCCGCCAGCGAGGAACTGAGCACCGTCGCCCCCGCCGGTCGGCCGCTTTGGCGCGCGCCGAACTCCCATCGCGTACACGGTGCCGTCTGCGTTTCGTGGAACAATAAAGCCTTTTCGCTCAAGCTTGGCTGCCGCAGCATTGAGTTTAGCCTGAGCGTTACGGTTCTTGATCCTAGCCCCGGCTTGGCGAGCGTTATACAGCCCGTCGTTCATCGTCGCTTCGTTGCCAGTGACCACACCGAGCGCGGTCCGGCCCAATCCTTCCGCGACGCCGATCCTATCTCGGAAGTTCTGCATCGCGCGAATTGCTTCTGGAATCTTGGCCACAAGCTTAGTCAGGGAGTCAACAAACCCATAGATTGAACGCGCGTTATCAGCGACGGCTCCGGCGATGTTCGCTGACAAAACAGTCTGCAATTGGGACAGCTTGCTTGCCGTTGCGTTCGCATCTTGAATTTGTCGGTCGCTTAAGACGATGCCGAGTGATTCTGCGGCTTGAGTGAGTTCGTTGATGCCGCTTGAGCCGTCTTTAAGAAGCGTGTCGAGTTTCTGACCAACCTTCCCGAACAGTGCCACCTCAACCGCCGCCCGCTGCGCTGGGCTCTCAATCTTCTTTAGCCCATCTGCAATCATTGGCAGGACATCGCCGGCTGTCTTGCCGCGTAGTTCGGCAAGCGAGATACCGATGGCTCCAAACGCGGCCGCAGGAGCTTTCGCGCCGGCAGCTGCCTTTCCCATCGTCTGGGTTAGCTTACCCAGACCTTTGTCCATTTCATCCTGGCTGATCCCTACCTGCGTAGCGGCGTAGCGGAACACCTGAAGGTCTCGGGTGGTGACGCCCAGCTGCTGCGCCACCTCGCCTAGTGATGCCGCATATTCGAGCGCATCGCCTGCAACCTTCAACATCACACCTGCGCTCAAGCCCGCCGCAAGTGCCCCAACTGCTGTGCCGATAGTCCGAAGCGACCTACCAATAGCCAAGCCGGCACGCTCCGCCCGGCTTTCTGCCTGCGATAAGCCTTTGGAAAACTCAGCCGGGTCAATTCCCAACGTGACCCGCAACGCTCCAATCAATTCACCTGCCACCGGAGTCTCCTATTTTCTAGTATGGCGCGGCACCGGGCAGGAAGCGTTCTGGCTTCCATTCCCATGGCATCTTCGCGGCCTTACTCCCGTTGCAGGGTTGACAAGCGATAACGAGATTATTCGGCCAGTTCGATCCGCCGCGAGATAGCGGAATGAAATGGTCTACCTGAAACTTCTTGAGCTTCGTGGAGCAGTAGTAGCAAACACGCCCGTATGATTTGATCAAGGCAATCACGTCATTTCCGGTGAAGTCACCCTCAGCACGAAGAAGCCGAGCGCGGCGTCTTTCGGCGTGTTCGATCACGTATTCCGGGTGCGCAGCGCGATACTGCCGGTCTTTTTCGCGCGCCGTCTCTGCGTTGGCTTGCCGCCAGCGGCGGGTTGCTTCTCGGGAGCGCTGCGCGACCTCAGGGTCTTTGTATCTCTCGCGCCGCTGGGAGCGAACCTTATCCGGGTTATTCTCCCGCCACCGTCGCTGTCGTTCGCTGGCCTTTGCCCGCTCCGTAGGGTCAGTCTTTATCCTCGCAGAACGGCGCAGATCGTTGAACCGAACCTTGTCGGGGTTCGCCGCACGCCAAGCATCAAGTTTTTCTTTGCGGCGGGCTTTATCGGCACGCTGGCGGACGCCCGTCGCTATTTCGCGCTTTCGCTCGCGATTGGCCCAGAAATACTCGCGCTCATGCTCTTGCCAACACGGTCGGCACCGAGGCCTTAAGCCCTTACCGACTGGCGGGAAATGGTGCCGGTCAGCAGGCTTCTCAGCCCCGCACTTGGTGCACGCCTTCAGCGCGCCTATGGCGGCTTCAGCCATCTCGATCCCTTCTCGATCGGTGGTGGTTAGGGCCGGGGCTGGCGTTGGCGCGCCGCCTCGGTCCGATCAGCTTACTACGTCAGAACTTGGTTTCAAAGCTCGGAAACCCGCTGAACGGCCGCTTTTCGCAGGCTCCCACCCAGCTCATCGTTAGGCCGCCACCGAAGCCCTCCGAACTCGATAGCGACCGGTGCTCGCCCGTCTCGCGATTGACGTAGCTCTTTGTCATCTCACGCTCGCGCCCAGGTCCGCTATCTTTGTCTTGGAACGTGATTTGTGTCGGCCCGACATCCGCTATTTCGAAGAGCGCCTTGCACTGATCCTCGCAATACTTCTTGCGGGTCAGGTCGACCCGCAACCGCCGCTCATACGGTTCGGTCGTTTTCCCGCTGACCAGGCTGATTGCCGTCAGCGTCCCCTTGCAGGTGAGGTCGAACTGAGTTGCTGGCGCGGACGCTCCAACAAACGCGGCAAGCATGATAATGGCTTTCATTCCCGCTTCTTATCAACCGTTAGCGCCGTTGGCGAATCCACCCGCCGAACGTTCATCGCCACGCCATGCGCCTGCATCGTAAGCATCGCGTCGAGGATGACCTCGGGCTGCACCGCCGGGGCGTCCGCCGGCTTGGGCAGGTACTCGGCGAAGTTCTTCAGCTTGCTCGCCTGCACATAGTTGGCGGTGCGCCACGCCTGTAGGTGGTTCTCAAGGTCGCGCTGTTCAGCCGCGTGGGCTCGCCCCTTCATCACCGCGACGAACGTTCGCGGCGTCTGCCCCCAAAAATCGTCCGGGTTCAGGCTTTCCGCGCACCACGCGGTGAAGAAGTCGGCGAGGCACCACGCGGCTTGCGAGGGTTTTCGCCCTTCGCTTTCTCCGGGTCCGCTGTCGGGAACGCCGCGTTGATGAGCGTGCCGAGCGAAGCCCCCACGATTAGTCCGGTGCGCCCGAACAGGAGCGTGGTGGCTTGGTCCAGGCTCAGTTCCGGGTGATGCCGGCGGAGCAAGCCCCACAGCACCTTGGCCTGCACCGCTAGTGGCGCGGTTCCATCCATCATGTCCGCTAGGATGGTGTCGTAGCCGCGCCCGCCGAGCAGGCTCTCCGTGGCGTCGATCGCTGCGAAGTCGAGAACGAAGCGGATAGGCTCGCCCTCAATATCGACGGTCTGCTCGTGGTAGAAGGCCGCGACCATTAGGCGCCTGCCGCCTCGGTCGCCTCGCCCGTCCACTTCACAGTGAGGGTGGCGAGCCGCAGGTCTGCCTTGGGATTGGTGCGGATGTAGTTGCGCACGATCAGGTTGCCCGTGATCTCCCACGTCTCACCGTCCGCCAGCGGCAGAACCATCTTGTACGGACGGGCATTGCCGTCTGCCATGGCGGTGCGGCACGCCGTATCGCTGGCGGAGCCAAGCGCGATCTTCATCACCAAGTCGCTTTCGGCACCGTCCTTCAGCGGACTGCCGATGTAGGTCATGAACCCGCCGGTCGTCTTGAAGTTGGTCGTGTCGAGCAGATCGCGGGTGAACGAAGGAAGGTCGGGCCACTCCTCGATGTTCGCCAGCTCGAGCAGGGTGGTCGGGTTGCCGATGCTAAAGGTCGAGCCGAAGCCCGTGTATTCGTCAGCCATTTAAGCCTCCTTCAGGCGTTCGCGTAGTGGAAGGTGAAGTCCATGCTTGGACGGTGAATGAACTGAGTGTCGGTGCGCTCGCTCAGGTCGCGGGCAGTGACGAAGGCTCGGGTGAAGCTGAAGCCGTTAGCGGTGACCGCCGGCGTCAGGGCCGCGATGACCGCCTCCTTGAGAGACTTGCCTTGCGCATAGGTTGCAGCCCAACAGTCCACTTGGACGTAACCGGGCTGAAGATCGTTGAAGCCGGTGTAGTGCTGCACCCGCTCGTCGGTGACGTGCTGAAGCGTAATCGATGGCAGCGCCGATGCCTGTGGTCGGTCAACCCAATAGACCCGCTGCGCGACAAGCGCGGTGACGGGCGACGCAGCGAGTAGCCGCGCGCGCAGGGCACTTTCCATGTCCATCGGTTAGCCCCTCGCCAGCCCGGCCGTCTTGCGCCCTAGGCGAACCGCTGACTTCTCAATCTCCGCGCCGAGTTCGGTCGAGATGATCGCCAAGGCCTCGTCTTGCGTCTCTTCCCAGGCTGGGCGCGCGAAGGGCTGCGCTTGGGCTTTTACCGTCCCGAACTCCTGCGGCACGCCAGCCGGGTTTGCCGTGCCGATGTAGATCTCTGAGAAGGCTTTGCCTTCTTTCTTTGCCGCCTGAGCCTGCCGCCGCGTCAGTCTCGTTCCAGTGACGATCGAGCGTTCCAGTTGGCCGGTAAGCTTAGGAGCCTTCTCACGCATGGCAGCCTGCACCGGGGCGGCAGCCTTCTTGAGCACCCGCTGCAACGTCGCTTTGGCGGCTGCCTTGGGCAGTTCCGCCAGGGAGCGCTCCAGCTCTCTGAAGCCCTCCATCTTGACCGTCATGCGTCCGCCCGAATTGCTTCGAGATCGCGCTCGGCGTTGTAGTCCCGCCCCGGAATGTTCGACGTGATATCCCAAGTAATTGAGTCGAACTGAATGCGATCGGTCGGCACCACTGCGCGGGTCTTGTCGTTCGCCAGCACCGTGAAGGTTGCGACCGCAGAAGCCCGCTCCTGTGCCGCCTCGCGACGCTCAGTGCCGGGGTTGAACCGAACCGCGGCGTATTCCTCGCACCACGTCGCCCATGCCCCCGGCTGCGTCGTATAGCCGTCGTCAACGGGTGTACCGGCGCGCTCGATGACGATCAGGTAGTTGCGCTCACCGGCTCTCATATGCCCGGCGTCCGATACTGATCACAAAGCGCGCTGATCCCGAACGGCATCGGCGTCACAATGTTACCGACGTTCACGCCCTCGCGATTGGCAAAAAGGTGCCCAACCATGAGCTCTACGGCAGCAATCAAAGACGGCGCTTGCGCCTCGGCATCCTCAAGCCCCGCGGTGAACTCAATGCTGACCGCGCCCTCTTGCCCGCTGGCGTAGGGCCACGACGTGCCAGCCGCCGCGGACAGGTAGCCGCCACCAAGGAACCAGGCGGCGTCATCCAATGCGGTGTCAGTGCCGTCCGTGTCGCGATAGGTTACGCCCTCGACGCTCGCCACCGGCCCGACCAGAAGCCGCATCGAACGGCAGAACTGCTTGTCGGTCTGCACGAACGCGCGCCGCTGCAATGCGACCCCGCTGTGCCGCTCGACGAAATCTATCGCCTGCGCTCGCATCCGCTCGATGTCCGTGTCTTCGTCCGTCGCTTTCACGCGGATGCGCTTCTTGAGCAACGCGAGCGGGAGGATGGCTTCGCCGTCTGCCGGCGTGACCGAGGTGAGGGTCACGCCGCCGCGATGGCTGCCGTGGCCGCGCTGGTGGCGACAGCCGAGACGCCCGAGTTGGTCGCCTTGACGGTGCAGGTCATCAGCGCACCTTCGTCCGCTCCCGCAAGAACACGGGTTGAAGCAGTGGCGCCGATGATCGGGTTGCCGCCGCGCTGCCACTGGTAGGCGTACGTCGGCGACTTCGACCATGTGCCGGACGAACAGGTCAGGGTCTGCCCTACCGTAGCCGTGCCGGTGATCGCCGGCAGGACCGAGTTGACCGGCATGTTGGTCGCGGCGAACGCGCCGGCCGACTGCTTGGAGCGTGCTGAGGTGCGGGCCACTACTTGGCCCCCTTGTTGGCTGGTGCCTTCGCCATCTTGTTGGCGGGCTTGGGTTCGGCCTTCTTCTCGGGCTCTCCCGACTTCGGCTCGAATACGCCCTGCTCGGCAGCGCGCATCTCGTCTTCCATGACGTGGACGGTGCCGTAAGCACCCTTGCCGTCGCTCATGTGCTGTTCCTTCCGTGATCGTCGCTCACGTCGATGCAAGGAGGGGCGGACCGCTACAGCCCGCCCCATCCCGCTTACGACGTCAGGTCGGTGATGGCGTCGCTGAAGTCGCCCTTGATGAACGCCTCGGGGCGATACACCGCCAGCGCCAGACGCTCCTCGGCGAGGATCGTGACCAGGTTCTTGCGGAAGTTGTCGCTGTCCTCGGTCGAGACCTCGACCCGCGCGTCCTGCCGGTCGAAGATCTGCGCGCCCATCATGAACGCGCCGACCAGGAACTTGTCCACCGTCATCGCCTGCGTAGCGACCACCGGCAGACCCCACAGGCGCGGCGAAAGCGTGCCGGCAGGGTCGCCGATGATGTAGTTGCCGGCGCTGTCCTTGGTCGTCTCGATGCCCGCCCAATCGGTCGGGTGCAGGACGATGCCGGTCGGCGGGAACTCCGCCAGAGCCGCCTGCAACATCGCATAGCGGATCACGTCCATCTTTTGCGGCGATGCCACGACAGCCGGGTTCGCCGACATGGCGGTCGCCTGCGTGTAAACGCCGTTCAGGTTCGTGCCCGTGCCGTCGCCGTTGAGCAGCTGAAGCTCTTCGGCATAGGCCAAGCCATAGCGCAGGCGCCCGTCGATGTAGCTCTGGAGCATCGGTGCATCGTCGAGGATCTGGCGCGTTGCCAGAACCCAATGCGCGATCGTCGTCACCGCCGAAGTCACGATGTCGAACTTGATCTCCGACTGAGGCTTCGCGGTGCCCGCCGTCTCCGTGTGCGTCGCCGCCGAGTTGGTGAAGCCAGTCTCCTTCGGGTACTGGATCGAGCTGCTGTTGGTGCGGCCCGGCGTCAGCAGGTCGCGGATCGTCATGCGACGCTCGACCGCCTGCACAACCGGCAGGAACTGCGGATCGACGAGATCGCCCGCCGAACCGTTGGCGTCCGTGGTGAGGCCAGAGATGATCGCCTTGACCTCGACGCCCACGCGCTTGCCCGAAGTCGGGTTCGCCATGAACGACTTGACCTCTTCGCTCTCGATCATCTGATAGCCCGCCGACTTGGCGCGCTGCACGACGCCCTCGACCTGCCGATCGAGCTTCTGCTCGACCTCATCCAGGCGAGCCTTCGCCTCGTTGGCAGTCGTCAGTGCCTCATCGGCCTTCTGCTTGGCTTCGGCGGTCAGGGGCTCGCCCTTCTCGGCCTTGCCGATCGCGTCGGTCGCGATGCCCTTCAGCTCGTCGAAGCGCTTGTCGAACGCAGCCTTGAACTCAGCCGCCTGCTCGGCGACCGTCTTTGTCTCGGTGGTCATGTCAGTTTCCTTCAGGATTGAGCGGGCGAATGCGCCCCAAGCGCGGCCAGGAAGGCCGCGACATCGTCGGATGCACTGCCGGACTCGCTCCGGAGCAGCTGCGACAGACCCTTGCCGGCGATTGCCGTGGCCTGCGTCTTCGAGAACCGTCCTGCCTCACGCAGCCAGTCCTCAAATTGAGGGAGCGTCGGCAATTCGCCGTCGCTCCACGATTTCACATCGGTGATCAGCGCTTGATCGTTTGACCCCTCAGGTACCAACGACACTTCGACCAGCTTGACGCTTTCGAGGCTGCGCTTGATCTGTGCCGTGGGCGATCGAGTGAACCGCAAAGCCTTGAAGCCGATGCTGAGCGCGTTCAGGGCGCCGTCCTGCATGAGCGCATAGTTGAAGCGGCCTCGATCAGTGTCGAGACCGGACAACTTGCCTTCGACGTACAGCCCGCGGCTATCCTCTCGCATCGCGGTCCACCGCCCGATCGGCAGATCGGACCCGGTGAAGGGGTTCGCGACACTGCCGTGCATCAGCTTCATCGCTGGCAAGCCGCCGCGCTGCGCCCAATCGACCAAGGTCTCCTTGAACGCGCCTGGAACGATGACATCGCCGTGCGTGTCTACGTTACCAAAGATTGCGCCGTAGCCAGCGAACTGCCCTGTCTTGGCGTCCACGCCTTCGGACGCGAACTTGCACTCTAGGCGCTCTGCCATGCTATTCTCCTACGCCCTGGCCGGCAGGGCGGGCGGAGCCGAACCGCCGCCGTCGCCAGAGTTGTCCGTGATCAGGGGGATCGGGTCGTCCCAACCATCGACCGGTGGCAGGTTCTCTAGTCGCCGAACCTCGTTGCGGGTCATCCAACCCGGCTCCTGCGTGTTGCCGAGTGCCGACTTATAGAACTCCGCGCGTGCCTTGCTGTCGGCCCGCAACAAGCCTTCAAGGTTGAACTCGACCGTGATGCCGGCGCGCCGCTCGACCTCGGTCAACAGCTGCTGCTCAAACGCCTGTTCGATGCGCTTCAGCCGTCGCCGAAGGGTGAACTTCTGGAAGCCGAGCGTTTGCTGCTCGAGCCCCGTTCCCCAGGACGTGCTGTTCTCCGTGTGGCCGATCATGTGCGGCGGCACGCCGAACACGCGGCAAATCTCTTCCACGCTGAACTTGCGCGATTCCAACATCTGCGCGTCTTCGGGGTTGATCGTGAGCTGCTGCCACTTCAGCCCGTTGTCGAGCAGCATCGGCCGACCGTCGTTCATCGCCCCGACGAACTTCTCTTGAAGAAGTCCTTCCGCTGTTTTCCGCTGCTCGGCGGTGAAGGGGGGGCCGTCCTTCGTCATGATGCCTGAAGGTCGCACGCCATTGGCGAACATCGCCCGCGCCGATCGCTCCACCGCGCTCGCCGACGCGAAGGCAGCTCGGCACACGGACAGCGCAGACGCCCCGCCAAGCGGCCCGCCGCCGAAGCCGCGGACGTGAAGCATGTCCTCCTGCCCAAGCTCACGGCGTACGCCGCCGTCGGTCCAGGTGTAGACCAGACCCGCGCCTACGCGCCGCACCACCACAAGATCGGGCCGGATCGGCACCAGCGACGTGATCCGCGCGCCCGTGCGTCGCTTCTCGGCATAGGCGTTGCCGTGCAGCTCTAGTGCTGCGCACATGAACTCGAGAAAGTCGACTGCTGTCTGATCGAAGTTGGGGCGGTCATGAAGCAGGCGGTAGAGCGGGTGATCGCGGGCAACCTCCCGCGCACTCCCCACCGTGCGATAGACCATCAACGGCAAGCTCGCGATCGTGCCCGCCAGCAGGTTTATGCAAGCCCACGTCGCCGTCATGCCGAGCGTGCCAGCCGTCCCGGTACTGTCCTGGTATTCCGCCAGCGTCACCATGTTGGTGCGGAAGTTTGTGCCGTCCTGGCGCGACGCTGAACCAGCCCACAGCGGCAGACCATCCCCAAGCCCTATGATCGCCTTCTGCTCAACCGGACTCGGCAGGAGCCATTCAAGCGCCTTCGCGAGAGGATTCACGCGGCGAGGCTCGCAAGCCAGTCGTCGGTGGAGACGGTCGTGTCAGATGCCATCGCCGCCCCCATCGCCATGCACAGCGCCACCGCCGCGTCGATCTTGTTCACCGACCGCGTTTTCGCGAGCCAGTGGTTGCCCCATTTGTCTTCTTCCGCGACAGCCGACATCATCGCCGAGATCAGCACCGGATTGCGCCGCAGCCTGATCCGTCGCTCCAGCAACGCATCCTCGAGCAGCCGAACCGAGCCGGGCATCCATAGCCCCTCGCCCATGCCGTCGAGCGCCTTGCCCTTCTTGAGCCCGCCTTGCGGGTGTTCCACGAACGTCAGCGACAGCCCGACTTCCTGCGCGTCTTCCTCGAAACGCCTGAACGCGAACCGGTCGTAAGCGACCATCTGCACGTCGAAGTCGCGGGCATATTCCGCCAGCGTCTGCGCAACGTGCAGGTAGCTGATGCTCTCCCCGGCCGGCGCGTGAAGGTGGCCCTCCCGCTCCCACACCGCGTAGGGCAGTTTATCGCGCAGCTCCCGCGCGCCCATCGTGTCCCGCGGCGTCCAGGCCTCCACCCATGCGTCGAAGGTAGGCTTGCCGTCGTCGTTCGTGCCGGTCTGCACCACGGCGCCGAGAGCCGTAATGTCGCGATTCTGCGAAAGGTCGAGCCCGAGGAAGATCGGCTTGCCGGCGTGCTCGGACGGGTGGAAGTCAGCAATTGCCGGCTCCAGCGTCGAGCGAGTCATCCATGCCGTTTCCGCGTCGGTCCAGACGCAGAAGTGAAGCCGCAGGATCGCGTTGAGCTTGCCCGGCATCGCTTTCGCCTGCGCGACGACACCGGCTAGGTATTCCTCCGTGATCGTAACGCCGAGCAGCGGGTTCGCCTTCGGCCAGCAACTCGGGTCCGAGAGAGGATCATCCCCCTCATCAAGCGAGCACACGTAGCTGAACGTAGTGTCGTCGAGTGGCGCCCCGATGAACGTCGGGTCCGTCACCGCGTCGATGTTGCCCGCGGCCACCTTAATCGCGTGCTCGTGTTCTTCCCACGCCACCGAATTGCGATCGGTGCCGCTGTTCGTGATCATCAGCATGAGCGGCTGGCGGCGAAACTTAAAGCCGCGCTCGACCATCTCCATCGCCGCGCGATCGGTCAGCTCGTGAACCTCGTCCGCCAGGCCGAAGTGCGGGCGCGGCCCCGAACCAGTGCGCCCGGCGTCCCGGCTCAGCGGGCGCATGAAACTTCCGTTCTGAAGCCACGCGATGTTGTATTCGCGCCCAGCGCCGCCGCTGAACGTCAGCCGCTTGGCGAGGTCCGGCGACTTCTTCACCATGGAAACCGCGTCGCGGAACAGGACCATCGCCTGATCGCGGTGCGAGGCGACCGGGTAAATCTCCGCCCCAGCCTCGCCGTCCGCCGTCATGCCGTAGAGCCCGATACCCGCCGCGGTTGGCGACTTGCCGTTGCCCTTGCCCTCTTCGATGTAGGCTCGGCGGAACCGCCGCGTGCCGTCCGACCGCTTCCACCCGAACAGCGACCCGATCTTAAAAGCCTGGCTCGGGTGCAGGAGGAACGGCAGCCCCTCGAATTGGCCGCCGTTCAGCCGCAGCTTCGTCTCAAAGAACCGGATGACCTTCGCCGCGTCCGCTTCGTCATAGCTCAGGCCGCGAAGGTGACCGTCTTCCAGATCCTTCAGGTGACGCCGGCAAGCGTTCCGAACGTGTGGCCCCGCGACGATCTCGCCCGATACGACCGCCAGCGCATAGGCCGTGGCACGATCAGTTGGGGCCGAAGAACTCGTCTTCGGCTTCTTCGCCATCAGGCACCGTCACCTTGCTTCGATCCGCAGGGCTCGCGCCCATCTTGCTCAGCACCGATTGCAACATGCTCAGTGCCGTAACGCCGACATCCTCGCCGCCGATCAGCCGCCCGCGAACGTGCGATGCGATCTCGACCAGCGCCCGGTCGCTCTCCGCCAGCCACGGCAACTCGCGCTTGAACGACTCCCAAGCGGCCCTGCCGTTCACGTCGAGAAAGGTAGAGGCAGGCCCGAGATCGGCAACGGTCGGCGCAACCCTGCCGCGATGGCGCTGCGGGTTCTTTTCGGCAGCGCCGGTAGCGCGAGCCTTTGCCGTGGGAAGCCTGTGAGCAGGCATAAAACCTCTGTAATTTAGTTGCGCATGATCCGTACTGTTTCACGCACTATTGTTGCTCATTAGGTGCTGAAGCTCGAATTATAATGCGTGGAAATCAACAGGAACATCCGACGCCGGTGTCCTAGCGCTCAGCTCGGGAGTTTCCGCCTCCCCCCTCCCGATTTGCGTTGCGCAAATAGCCTACGAAAAGCAGTTATTGTGCGCCGGCTTGTTGTTTTCGAACCGTTCCACGGCATATCGTTGCTACAGGGGCCACCCGTCCTCACCGAAGCTGACCCGCTCGCGGTGTCCGAACTGCTCACGGGTGCGAGCATCGTGGCATGGATGGCAGAGCGCTCGGCAATTAGCGTCCGCATCGTCCCCACCCAATGCGAGCGGGACGATGTGATCAATCACCTGCGCCTCGGTTGTTAGTCCCTTGGCCCTACAGTCTCGGCACAGAGGCTCTGCGGCTAGGCGGCGCTTGCGTTGTGCTACGCCTGCCCTGCCTCGAAGGCGCTCTGCCATGCCGAACTCAGGAGCTATGCGGTGACTGACACCGGCACAGGCTCGCCCACCAAGCGGATCGTGATCGCGGCGCTTACTAGATCATCGACCGCTGCGCTGTTGCTGACATCCACGGACACTAAGTTCGTTATCTCGGTGTCGTTGACGAACAGGCGCGTGCCGAAGCTTGATCCCTTAGGCGGGAGCACGACTCTGAATTGCGGGTTGGCCATGCGTGCTCCGATATATCCCGCCAGCGCTCAGCCAGTGCCGAACGCTTATGCCAGCTTGCTTGCGTTGATCGCGTCGGATGATCGGTGCTGGCGGGCTTGGACCTGCACTCGCCACCAGGGGAGAACAGCGGTTGCAGGCCCAAACGCAAAAGCGCCCGCGAACCTTACGGCTCCGGGCGCACCTATAACTATGACGCCGCCCGTAACATGCGGGGGGTGCGCAAGTCAACCACTTAGGCGTTCCTTCATCGCGATTACGTCCGCAACGAACTGGACCGTCGTGCGGGCGGCAGAGACCTGATCGTTGGCGCAGTCCGTGATGCGCGAACCGGCGAAGCCGGCGGGCTCGTCGAAGCGGCACACGCTCTCGAAGATCGACCACCACTTCATCGGGATATAGCCCTTGATGCGGTGCAGATCGTCGAGGGCTTCCTGCTCTGCCCACCCGTTGCCGCCAGTGCCGCCGATGACCTTGCCGTAGTCCATCACCAGCGACTTGCCGTTGAGCTGTCCCCACAGGTTCTCGCAGTAGGTGATCGCCGCAAGCTGTGTCTCGCTCAGCAGCTTGGCAGCCTTCCACCGTGCGATCGGTGTGCCGCCGCGGTTGGCTAGCGTCTTGTAGCTCGTCACCTTCTCCCCGGTGCTCAGCTTCACGTCCACCTCGACAAAGTCGCCGCGCGCGAGCTGCTCAAGCGGGATGCCGATCGTCACGGCCTTTGCGTGAAGCTCAGCCTGCGCCTTGGCAGCGCGCCGCGTCTCGACCTCTGCCGGCGTAAGCGCCCTGCGGCTCCTACTTCCTTTCGCCATCATCCCTTCCCCTTTACCTGTATGTGATCCGCGAGCGTCATTGGGCGATGCCTTCGGCCCGCGCCGTCGTGCTACGCACGGAGCCAGCTTCGCCGTCTCCGCCCTGCGGGCTTCCGTCGCTATCGCGGGGAGCCTGGAGGACCAGCGGGTGATGCTGCCTTGCGACTATGCGAGGGAATTGCGAGCAGGCGTACTCGAACGCCGCCGTGGTTTCAGGCCAACCGAAACCGCGCACATAGAACCCGGAGTTGGAAGCTCGGCGTGTGTCGCCGGATCTATCCCACCAGAAGAATGCATACCAAAGCGATAGGCCGCCCACAGTCCAATAGACTTTGCCATCGTACACGTCCGGCCGCTTGCCGTTCTTGAGCAAGCCCCCGTCCATAAGACCTACGTTCCACGGCAAAGCGGGCACATCGCAGTTATTCCAAATCTTCTGACCGCTTGGGTGGTGGAGGTAGTGGCCCATTGGGTTCGCACCGAAGAACAGGGCTAGCCTCCCCTGCTCACGCCCTGCGTCGATCGCTGCTTGCAGCTTGCGCGAGGGATGAGCGCCGGCAGGCTGAGACTGCGCAGCAGGCTCAGGGCGAAGCCCGCCAGCCCGGTCCTTAGGACGCGCCATATCGCTCATGCCTTCCTCTCACACTTCCAACATATATTCTCAGGATTAGGACTACGGGCTGAGCAGTAAGCGCAGCTCCATTCCCACTTGCGGGCGGTGACGGGCCGGAAGGTCATGCGTTGCCAGCCATTCGAGCGAGGTCAGGGATCAGGGCTCCGACCGATCGCGGCGGGCCGGTGGCTCCGTTGCGAGGCTGCTCGGCGCGGGTGCCGCTGTTGGCGTCGAAGCCTTTCGCAGCGAGCCGCGCGGCGGCGGCGTTGTAGGCTTCCATGCTGACAACAGGCGCCGTGCCGCTTGGGCCGGTGGGCGCGTTGCCGAACTTCTGGTCCCGCATGACGGTGCTGTGCAGGGCGATTACGCGGTTCGCCCAAGTGGCTTCCCAGCTCGCCATCATCTTGCCGTTGCCCGACCAGTACGCGACGAAAGCCTCGCCGTGCGTCTCGTAGCAGGCGGCTGTCCACTGCTCGGCACACGCCCTCGCCTTCGGCCCAAGGTCGCTGATCGGAGGAAGCCGCCAATCTGAAGGAAGACGGGTTTTCCCTCTTCTCCCCCCGGCAGGGGGGTTAGGGGGGGTCTCTTCCTTCTTAAGTTCTTCCCCTTCTTGTTCTGTGTCTTGCGGCTGTCTTGCGGGCGTCTCGCGCGGTGTCTTGGCCTCTGCCTCTTTGACCTGAAACTTGTCGTAATTGCAGATGGTTATCACCATCACGCCTGTCTCGGTACGTGTCTCGCACATCGTCTCGGCTTTGAGGCGCTTTAGGAGCCTCTCAACCCAACCCTTGTCGCGATCCATCGCTTCAGCGAGGTCCCGTATGGACATGGCGAACTGTCCACGGGCGAGGGTGATCGCCTTGCCCTTGTAGCGCACGCGGGTGGGCTTCCATGAGGCGCGCAGCACCATGTAGCCGAACGCCATGGCCTCCGCGTCGTTGCGGAACGCGGGGTGGCCGATCAGGCTGCGGTGGAGGCAGGCATAACCGCTCATGGAGCCGTCCTCCATGGCGGCTTCCCAAGCCACTCCGTAGGCGTCTGAGCGCCCTTCGCCATGTTGCAGGCGGGACAAGCCAAAACGAGGTTGTCCATTTCATCCGGCCCGCCGCGTGAGCGCGGAATTACGTGATCGACGTGATAGTGGGGAAATATCTTCTTGCAGTATCGGCAGCCGTCGCCATCGCGATCTATCAGGGCGCGTACACGCTTGCGAAGCGTCTTCGGCTCGTCCCAATCGACGTGCGGATGATAGACCCCGCTGTAAGCGACATAGCACTGAACACCGTCGGGCCAGTGTAGCAGCCCCGCATCGGCTAGCTCGCCAACGTAGCGCGGCCCATCTTGATAGTCGTCATAGCCGGCGAACTCGCACATGCCGATCCATTCGAGGTTCGCGGCATAGCCGAGCTGCGGCGTGCCGTTCGCGAGAAATATCAGGACCAACTTGTGCGTGGCCGAAGGGCATCGCGCATTCCAA